CACCTATATTATACTTCGTTACTATATCTGGATACGTCAAATTCATAGCAATTTTCATTGGAACACCTAATTGATCAATCTCAATATTTGGNTCTGGTGTAATTACGCTACGAGCAGAATAATCTACACGTTTTCCCATCAAATTACCCCTAATTCTACCTTCTTTACCTTTTAATCTTTGTTTTAAGGTTTTTAGAGCACGACCAGAACGATGTGTAGAAGCACTAATCCCAGGTAATTCATTATCTACAAGTGTCGCACAATGATATTGTAAAACCTGGGTCCACTCTTCAACCGTATTTTCAAGTGATTTCTCATTTTCTATTTTACGCTTCAAATGATTATTTGTCTTTATAATATCAATTAATTTATGAGTAATATCATCTTCACTCCTCAATCCACCAGATTGTCGTACTGATGGTCTAACTGATGGTGGTGGTACTGGTAAAATAGAACATATTAACCAATCTGGGCGACACCATTTAGGTGAAAGACCTATACTTTCACAATCACTATCTGTAATTCTTTTAAAAATTTTATGAATAAATTCAGCAGTTAATAGTTGTTTATTATCGGATTCATCTTCCAAAGACTTAGCTTTCCATTCAGCATATATTTTTGACAAACCTTCTTTACTATACTTTGTAGGTTGGAGTGCTCCACAACCATTTTCACAATGAGTACCACAAATATTTACTTTAGAAGATTTATCAACAATAATAGTAAACAATTTTTTTTTATTTTTAATTGACGACAAATCCAAATCATTAATATCAATCAAAATTTGCGAACATCTAATACAAATACATTTCAATATTTTTATAATTAAATGAATAAATTGTATGTGAAATACTGGTCGTGATAATTCTATATGTCCAAAATATCCCGGACAAAATCTATTATCTAAATTATCTGTAGGACATATCTTACCATGATCAATTACACCCATACGTGAATCAAATAAACCACCTGGTACAGCATTACCTTGGGAGTCATATAATATAGTTTCAGTAACGTGAACTACTGAACGATTTTTTATTTCATCTGGACTCAATATTCCAAATTGTACACCTTTGATTTCTTTGATATTCTCTGTATACGATAATTCATTATAAAGAGACATTTATATTATTATATATTATTTTTTAAGTTAATTTTTAACTTTAATTTATTCAATTTTTGTAAAAAAACACTTAAAAAATATTATATATATTAAATCTAAATGTTTTATTATTTATTAGGATCAATTACTAGTATTATTATATTATATTACAAAAACAATATTATATATAATTGCCTTTTGTATTATGAAAACATAATAGAAAAATATAAATGTATTTCTCCTCACATTTATATAGAAATAATTAAAAATAATACAATAAAAAAATATTATGATTTTACACAATTAAATAATATTAGTAAAAATGAAACAATTATATTAAATTGGTATATTAATAACCAACATAACAAAATGATTATTAATTCAAAAAATATGAGCAATATAATTATGGCATCTATTATAGTAACCAAAAATAATACTATAAATGATAAATCACGCATAACTGAACATGAAATAACAAATGATTTAAACAGTTTTATATTACCAAATACTAATATAAAATTAAATGATACAACTAAACATATATGGGTTTCCATATTGAATAACAAATTAAATACAAATTATAATACTAATACTGAATTTATATACAATATTATATTACAAGATGTTTCAGTTCATAAATCTAAACATTTGAATATAACTACAGATAATCATGGATTAGTTACAATTAATAACAAATAAGTTTATATTAATAAATACTTAAAATTATAAATAATATAATATATAGATGGATACATTAAATGATACATGGATATTATGGTTCCATGATCCATTAGATAATAATTGGAAATTGAACAGCTATAAAAAAATATGTTCAATTAATACTATTAATGAATTTTGGTCTTCATATAATTTTTTAAATAATAAAATTGTAGAAAATTCAATGCTATTTTTAATGAGAAATAATATTGACCCATTATGGGAACATAAAGAAAATATTAATGGAGGTTCTTGGTCTATTAAATTACAAAAAGGAGATTTATATGATATTTGGACAAGAATATCTATATATTTAATTAACGAAAATATTTCCTCTAAAGATGTTAATGGTATATCAATTAGTCCAAAAAAAAACTTTTGTATTATAAAAATTTGGACTAAAAATAATGATAATAATATTAATACATTAAATAAAATTAATAATATATCATATGAAGGTATTATTTTTAAAGCACATAGTCTGTAATTTAATCATTATCTACTTTGGGTGCTAAACATAACTTAATTTCTCCCAATGAGGCTACTGTATATTTTATAATTAATGGATAATCGTTTTTCAAAAATAACTCAATCGTATTACATAAATTAGTACATTTACTAAATAATACCAGATGTTTTAAAGCAAATATACCTTGAACAATTTCTTCTGGATTGTGATTTTTTAAAAAAGTTAAACCTGTATTAGCCTCACCAATACAGGTTTCTTGACACGCAAAATGTCCTTTACAATTAAAAATAAGTTGGTTTTCTAAACTTTTTATTTCAATATTATCTGCCAAATTATGCATATCTCTACATATTTTTTGAAAATCTACCGATGGCATCGTTATTACAGAATCAAATGTCGCTGGTGGAATTTGAATGTTATCTTCATGTAAATCCATCAAATTTAATTTATAATTTGTAACAGTATTTTTCTCACTATTCTCTATTTTAATACATAATACACTCTCATTCTCCTCTTCTAAATATAAGGTTAATGAGTCATTATTACCCATTGTTTTTATCAATTTAAACATATTTAACATATTTATACCTAATATACGCTTCTTTTTACACATATAATGTTCGAAATTATCATTATTTAACTTCAAATGAACTAATACAGTATGTGATGAATCCATGGCAATTACCTTTATTCCAGTCTCATCAAACTCAAAATTAGCATCAGTCAATATTTCCTTTAATGCCTCTATTAAAACTCTAAATGCGGCTGATTGAACTGTCTTTATCTCAATAATATTAGTCATTTTATGACTAATATACAATTAAATCCTTTAAATATTAAATTAAATGTTATTAAATTAAATGTTATTAAATTAAATGGTATCTATTTCTAATATTATAATTCCTGATAATGTTATAAAAAATAATGAACCAAATATTTTGTAAAATGCCTTTGGATATTCTTTTGTCATATACTCATCTGTAAATGGCTTTTTTAAATCACGAACATTAATATTTGCAGATTTTACTTTTTCATCAGAAATAATAGAATGACCTTTATATAAAAAAAAACCTGAACCAATACATAAAATAATAATTGATATATACAGTCCTATTTGGGTCATCATTTTAGATAAATTATATTCTTTTTTTGTTACATTGGACGAATGATTTACTTCAAACAAATTTTCAGATACAAAATCAGGTAATACATTTACTAACTTATCTTTGAAAATAAGTATCAATGGAATCATCATTATAAACAAAAATAGAATTATTGCAAAAAAATCTGGTCCCAATTTACCAACCATTAGTAAGCAACCAACTACAAGTAATATTACAACAAATAATATAGTATATGATTTTATACGGTATACTTCATTCTCTTTTAATGATGATGCTATTTTTATATCGCTCATTAATATTAAATTATATTTTTAATTAAACAATTATATTAAGTATTAAATAACATACAAAAAATAATAATGTTCCTAAATATAAATATTGTGATTTTCTTAAATCTACAGCTTTAATAAGTACATTACGAGTATCATGATGAGATAATAAATAAAACAAACACGAAAATAATAATGCCTTTAACAATAATTTCATGTCTATTTTTTGAAATACATTATTATTATTTCCCACAAAATTTTCCATATTTGAAAATTTTTCAGTAGTTGGCACTGGAATTTCATCTTCGTCCTCATCTTCGTCATCATCTTCGTCCTCATCGTCGTCCTCATCTTCGTCCCCATCTTCGTCCAAATTTGTCCCGGTTATTTTACTTCCAGATGATGTTGTTTGATTTTTATTATCCATTCCAGATGATGTTGTTTTATTTGCTGCTTTTACCAATTTTGTAACTATATCAGTACTATCTAATGTAGGTGTTGTATTAGACACAAATGTTCCAACCATTGATAATTTATAGTCAAATTGACTAAATTTTTCTCCATTTATTTCGGTTTTACCACCACAACATTTTGATCCAACACTTGTTTCACATACATCATCTTTACCATCACAATCTCCATTTTCTTTACACGATGACTTATTATCACAATGTTTTACTCTACACTTTAATGTTTCTATTTCTTCAGGAGATATATCTTCTGGTTGAACAGATTCGCCTTTTTCATTCAATATAGTTACAATTTTTAAATTACTTTGTACATCAGATGGCCAAAATTTACCGTTTTCAGAAGGTGTTAATCTCATAGTTATATCCAAAAAATCAAACATTATAGTTCCATCATCTGATACATTTAATTTTATACTACTAAAAGCATTTTGAACTCTATTAGTATTTTCTTCATCACTTATATCATCTTCTTCTATACTGTTTGTTGTTGGATTCATAGATTGAAAGGCTTCGTATATTCCTGCATAATTACTCATATATAATTAAACTATATATTTTTTTTAGTTTAATTATATTAATGATTATTATTATTTTTTGTATTATATTATTACTATTTTTATACTATTATTATTTAAATACATCTAAAGAAAAATTTCAAATAAAAGTAATACGAGAATTAAATAAAAAATTAGATAAAATTATAAATAAAGATAAACCCAACACATTTGTACAAATAAAAGATTCAGAACACAATGATCCTTCTAAAAAATTCATTTACAATAATAAAATAGTTATTACTGGTGGTACAAGTGGTATTGGGTATGAAGTAGCAAAAATGGTTAATAAATACAAACCCTTTTTAGTTATATGTGGAAAAAAAAAAAAAAAGGTCATCAAGATTGTAAATGAA